GAAGTATGGAGTAAATGGATAGATGCATTAAGAGATAACAGAACAATAACATATATTCCAGAAGATTTAATCCCAACAAATGAGAATGGGGATTTATTAAAACCTAACACATTTGATAATAGATATGCTAAAGTAGGAAGTACAACATCAGAAACAGAAAGTAGTAAAATCACAAGAGAAAAAGGGGACTTTGATTACGAAGGAATGCTACAGTCATATATAACTGCATTAGACTTATGCCTACAAGGTTTAATAAGTCCTAGTACCCTTGGAATAGATGTAAAGAAACTTGATAATGCAGACGCACAAAGAGAAAAAGAAAAAGCAACACAATATACAAGAGGAAAAGTAATAGATGTATTGGAAAAAGTTATTCCTAAGTTAGTTGAAATATGTTTAAAAACATATGATAAAGCACAGAAAAAAACAGCAGGTAAATATGAAGCAACGGTAGATTTTAAAGAATATGCTAACCCTAGTTTTGAAGCAACAGTAGAAACAGTTTCAAAGGCTAGACCAGGGCAAAATGTAATGAGCGTTGAAAAGACTGTAGATGTAATGTATGGAGATAGTTTAACTAAAGCAGAAAAAGAACAAGAAGTAAAAAGGTTAAAAGAAGAAGCAGGAATAATTGAAAAAGAAGAACCTAATATAATGGAACCATTAGAGTAGGTGATTAAATGCAAAATGAATATGATATAAAAAAAGTAATGGAAGAAATTGAATTACAATTAATTACTTCTATGAAAAGAACATTATGGAGTCATAAAGAAGACGAAAAAGCCAAAGGATTTGACTGGCCACAATGGCAAGCACTTAAAATAAAACAATTTGAAGATTACAAAAAGGCAAATAAGGAAATATTTAATAACAACACAAAGGGGCTAAATAGATATTTATATAAACATATAAAAGAACAATTCAAAGAAGGCGCAGGAAGAACAAATAAACAGGCAATACAGTCAGGAATTATAAGAAAAGAAGATCCACAATTGGGGGGATCTTTTTTTGGATTAAATCATAGAAAATTAGATGCATTAATAAAAAGTACAAAATCAGATATGAAAGACGTCAAGTATGCAACATTAAGAATGGCAAATGACCAATACAGACAAATAATATATAAAGCACAAGTATTTGCTAATACTGGAGCAGGAACAGTAAAACAAGCAATTGATATGGCAAGCAAAGATTTTTTAGCAAAAGGTTTTAATTGTATTGAATATAGTAATGGCTCAAGGCATAATATTGCAGATTACTGCGACATGGCTATTAGAACAGCAAACAAAAGAGCAAATCTAATGGGTGAAGGTGAAATGCGTAAAAAATTAGGCAATTCATTAGTATATGTATCAAAGCATGGTGGTGCCTGTGATAAGTGTACACCATGGGAGGGGAGAGTTTATATTGATGATGTGTGGTCAGGAGGAACAGAAAAAGATGGAAAATATCCATTATTAAGTACTGCAATTGAAGGAGGACTTTTGCATCCAAGATGTCATCATGGTTTAAGTACATATTATGAAGGAATAAATGATGAACCAGAAGAGGTAACAAAAGCAAAACAGAATCATAATGAAGAAGATAAATATACTCAATATTTGCAACAAAGACAGAAACAATATCAAAGATTAGCAGCAGGTAGTTTATTACCTGAAAATGTATTAAATTACCAAAATAAGGCTGAAGAATTGCAAAATCAAATAGAAAGTAGTAAAATAGGTTTGTCAAATGATGAACAATATGCAATAAACCAATACATCAGTTCAGAAAGTTATAAAATAAATGAACTATTAAGAAATAATCTTAAACTAGATAATATTCAACAAAATATAGTTAATCATTTAGATAAAGCATTAGATAAATGTAAAAATTATAATGGGAATATAGTTAGAGTTTTAGATATAACAGATAAGAAAGAATTAAAAAAATTTATACATATGAATAAGCTTAATAAACCAATAATGTTTAATGAATATTTATCTTTTTCAAGTAAATCAAAATATAATGAAAATGCCAATGTGGTAATATATACAGTATCAAACAAAGCAAAAGATTTAAGAAACTTTAATCCAGACGAATCTGAAATATTATATCCAAGAAATAGTAGGTTTATTGTTGAAAATATAAAGAAAATAGATGGTAAATATTATTTATTATGGAGGGAAATTTAATGAAAAATCCTAGATGGATAAATGAGATACCTAAACCAATACCAATAAATGAAAAAATTGAAATAACAGAAGAAATGAAAAAAGAGGCAGAAGAATTTTCAAAAGCAGTTGAAAATGGTAAAATTGATGAATGGTTTAATAAAAAATAAAATTTTATATTATTCGACAAAATTCGACTTGAAAATATAACTAAAAGTGATATAATCTTTTTAAAATAAAATAAAAGGAGGAATTGTTATGGCAAGTCATGAAGAAAATGTCGAAAAACCAATCTACAAAAAAGCATGGTTTTGGATAATTATTATAGTAATAGGAATAATTATAGGTGCTTCACAAAGCAATAATACAGTTAATACTTCAACTAATAATTATCAAAAAAATAATTCAGTAGAGGTTACTATTGTAGATTTCAGTACTATGTCAAAAGAAGAAGTAAAAGCATGGATAGATACTAACAAGATTAATGGTAAAATAACAGAAGAATATTCAAATGATATTGAAAAAGGAAAATTCATTAGTCAAAGTATTTCGGCAAATACAGTAGCACATCAAGGTGATAAAATTACTGTAATATATTCATTAGGAAAAGAACCTACTACAGAAGAAAAAAATGCGTTAAAAAAAGCAGAAACTTATTCTAATTCACTACATATGTCAAAGCAAGGCATCTACAATCAATTAACTTCATCAGTGGAGGGATTTACAAAAGAAGCAGCACAGTATGCAATAGACAACATAGAAGCAGACTGGAATAAAAACGCATTAGAAAAGGCAAAGACATATCAAACAAGTATGAATATGTCAAGTAAAGCAATATATAATCAATTGATTTCATCAGTAGAAGGTTTCACAAAAAGCGAAGCACAATATGCAATTGATAATCTAGATAAGTAAAAGGAGAAAAAATATGGAATATTGTATAGGAGATATAGTAGAATTGGAGAGTGGCAAAATAGTAGAAATAACCAAAATAGGTGGTTCACTTGATGGCCCCGTGTATGGATATGGCTATCCAGTTGTAATACCTATAACAGAAAAAATAATAAAAAAAATAGGAAATTAAGCATTAGCATAAACTAATGCTTTTTTTATATGCAAGTTTAGTGTAATGGTAGCACAACAGTTTCCAAAACTGTTTGTAGTGGTTCAAATCCATTAACTTGTGCCATTTTTAGGATTAGAGCTTTAAATAGGCTCTTTTTTTATTGCAAAAAATTATGGTCGACGGACCTTAAACGGGGGAGGTTCCAACATGGAAGACGAAAAAAAAGAAAATGTAGATACTCAAACTACAACAGATAATGCTCAAAAAGAGCAAAAACCTGAAAACAAAAATGAGGGTGAGAAAACTAAAAAACAAGTAGCACAAAAAGGTGACGACGGTTCAATAGTTTTCAAAAATCAAGATGAGTTAGACGGATTTATTAGAAGAATGTATGCCAAAGGTGCTGAAAAAGCAGAACAAGGCGAAACTTCTAAACAAGTTCAAGATACTCAAAACAAACAAGAAGACAAAGGACAAGAAGAACAAAAAGAGACTGTTCAAACAGACTATACTGACAAAATAGCACTTGCTATGGCCAAAGTGGGTGTGGATGTCAAGAAAGTTGAAAGAGCAGCAAGATTAGTTGATATGTCAAAGGTTTTAGAAAATGGTGTATTAGATGCTAAGAAACTAGAAGACGAAATCAATGCAGTAATTTCTGAATTTCCTGAGTTAAAAATAGCAAAGGAAGAAGAAAAAGAAGAAAAAGGATTTAAATTCGGAGCAACACAAAGTAACTCTGATGAAAATCAAAAAAACAAAAAGCCTGTAGCCACAAAAAGATGGAACAGGTTTAATTCATTTTAGGAGGTAATTAATTATGGCATTAAATTATGCAGAGGTATGGTCTCCAGACCTATTAGAAATTATGGAGCAAGATTCTTTAACTTCACCATTCGTAACTACAGCAGTTAAATGGTTAAGTGCAAAAACATTTCATTTTACACAAATGAGTACAAGTGGTTATAAATCACATAGTAGACTAGGAGGATGGAACAAAGGAACAGTTGAACAAACTGATGTACCATTCACATTAACACACGATAGAGATATTCAATTTATGATTGACAAAATAGATGTAGATGAAACAAATGAAACAGCATCTATTAAAAAGATTTCAGAAGTATTCCACAAAACACAACAAATACCAGAAATGGATGCATACTTCTATTCTAAAGTTGCTACAGAAGCACAAAAATTAGATGGATATCATAGTTCAACAGCATTGTCTTCATATACAAAAGAAAATGTATATGGAAAATTAAAAGCAATGTTAAGTGCTGGAAAATTAAGAAGATATGTAGCAAAAGGTGCATTAATTGCATATGTAAATTCTACAATTATGGATTTATTAGAACAATCTACAGACTTTACAAGAAAAATAGAAATGACACAAATTGCAGAAGGTGGTATTGGTATAGAAACAAGAATTACAGATATTGATGGCGTTACATTAATAGAAGTAATTGACGATGAAAGATTTTATGATAAATTTGATTTTACAGACGGATTTGTACCAGTTAAAAAAGTAGCAGCAGATGAAAGCAAGAATATAACAGCTGTAACAGGTTCTCATAAAATCAATGTTTTAATAGCATCTCCATTAACTGTTAAAACAGTTCCAAAGATTGCAAGTATTTACTATTTTAACCCTGGTCAACATACAGAAGGTGATGGATATCTATATCAAGATAGAAGTTTATCTGATACATTTGTTTTCCCAAACGGAAAAGATAACAAAATTGATAGCATATATGTTGATGTTGATACAACTGAATATGCAGGAGAATAGGAGGTTACTATGTCTAAAATAAAAATAGTAAAAGATAATGTATTATTGTCTATCGAAGAGGAAGAATTAGCACAATATGAGGCAAGAGGATATTCTAAATTAGGAGCTACTAAAAAAGTGGCTTCTAATGATTTAGAAAAAAAATTAAAGAAAATTGCAAAAGTTAATGAAGAATTAACAGCGAAAATAACAAAAGTTGAAGAAGAGAAGACAGAGTTAGCAAAAGTTAATGAAGAATTAACAGCGAAAATTGTAGAATTAGAAAAGAAAGTAAAATAAGAGGTGTTGCAAATGATAAATGTTTATGCAACAAAAGGGGACTATTCAAAATATGGTTCTAAAGTATTAGAAGATGAAGAAATAGAAAAATATTTAGAGTTAGCCTCAATAGATATCAACAGAGCGACATTAACAAGAATTGAAAGAAGAGGATTTAAAAATTTAACAACTCAACAAAAAGATTTAATAATCAAAGCAACTTGTTTACAAGCAGAATATATAAAAGAAGAAGGATTATATGATGATGACAGTATATCTAGTTATTCTATAGGTGGGGACTTAACAGTAAATGAAAAGGAATCACAAGATATGGCAGATAAACTAAATATATCAAAATTAGCCTTTTTCTATTTAAAAAGAACAGGACTAACAAATAGGATTATATGATAAAAAAGTTAAATCCAAAACATTTGGAAAGATTATTAAATAATAAATGTGATGTAGTTATATATCAAGAAGGCTTATCAGAAGATGGTGAGCCTTTAACTTCTTTGAATTTAAAAAATCAAAAATGTAGATTTGTTGAAACAACTAAAATTATAATTAGTTCAGATGGAAGGAAGATTCAACTTGTGGGAAAAGTCATATTACTTGGAGATATAGCACTAACTATAAAGAAAATAAGTGGTGGACAAGTAATAATAAATGACATACAATATGAAATTTATCAAGCAAGTAGACCAAGAAATCCAGACGGAACAGTTCATCATACAACATTGGAGTTGATTTAATATGAAAATAA